TTCTATGACTCCATTGACGCAACCACTTAAACGGTCGTTCCCTTGTGAGAAATTTGTCAACTGTTCTTGACAATACCACTGCCGTCGACCGTCCAATTCGTATACTCTGAGGCTGCCAAATTCGATTTTATCAAGAACTTCTGTTTCTCACGTATTTGATCGAGTGCCCGTTTGTATTCGTCGGAGTTCGCAAATTCATATTGAGGCTTATATAAAGCGAACTCCTGCAAAAGAATTTCCTCGTCAAGCTCTATGAGGGATTCTTTCTTTTCTCTCAATTCCTGGTCAAGCGCGGCTATTTCCTCTTGTATTTTAGAAAGAGTTCCTTGTGCTTTTTCGTTAGCTTTTGTGATGATGTCCTGAACAACTGCATCTTTCTCTGAGATGGTTTGATCTAGGGCTTGAATTTTATTTTGATGGGCGATAAGCTCATTAGACATTTTGTCTTTTATGAACAGGCTAGTTTTGTCGCCTAAATTGGAAAAGTGCTTTGATTTGAGAAGGATGAGCGGAATCACGAGCAATGATGCAAACGGAATCCATGAGCACAGAACAATCACAATGCAGATGAGGAATGTTTTAGTATACCAGGGTTCTTTTACCGTCAGTTCTTCCATGACACATGCTCCCTTCAATCGTTACTCTATATGTGTATCAATAAACCGTCCGAGTAGAAAGTGTACTTCGCGCGGGTCGGGATGACGCTCATTGATAAGATGCGTCACCTCGTCACTGTCAATGTCAGTGGAGTAGGCGAGTAGATGCGCGGCGTATTCGTTCGCCTCCACCTCCAGACGACTACGAACGTAATAAGTGCGGTCGGGGTGGAGATAGTACCCGTATCCTGCGTGCAGACGTGCGTGTCCGAGTTCGTGGCAGACCGTCACCTTTTGCCCTGCATAGCAGAGATCTTCGTTCAGAACGATGTATTTGCGCCGTAGGACGTGAACGAGAAAACCACGCATATCATCGGGAAGGGGAAGGCGTACGATTGTTATGCCGAGATCGCCCGCAAGTTGAAACGGGTCGCCTGTCCGATATTTGTTCACGAGATTTTTGATGCGGAGAGGTATGTTCATGGGCTTCACCTCTTTTTCGGTGACTATATTACAACAAAAAGACCTCTACCGAAGTAGAAGCCTTTTGCGTTACACCGTAACATTTCCATATTATTTGGGAGTCAAGCCCAATTCGTATGTTTATCTTACACGTTTTGAGAGGACTTGTCAAGGCGCTCTACTTCTATGTAGTTTTGGTAAATCATTTTAGATATATCGGACATAATCTCAGGTGGAATACAAATATCATATAGGTTGTCACTACGCTTTGTTGGTGTAATAACTCGCTGCTTGCTGACCGTAATCACTTGATGTGTATCGACAATCGAGCCTTTGTTCATCTTTTCAGCAAATGCGATAAGGGGATCTATCCGTCGATGTAGCTTCTGTTCAAATTCTTTCAAGAGAGTGGGAAGCTGCTTTATTTGTGTGTGTTCGTCCATGGATGAGAGCCTATGGACACTATCGAGAATATCGTTTGTCACAGGAGATGCAGGAGATAAATCAATCAGTTTTGCGGCTTTTTGAATAATCAGATGTGATATTGGGATTGGCAGACTGTATTCCCAAGGCCTAACCCCTCGTTCTGTATGGCGTGTCTTTTGGGAAATCATAGGAACAACTGTTATGAGACCGTCCTTCTTTCGATTGTCATTATCTAGGACAATGCCATAATGAGGGCCGCCAAGCTCATGACCGATACGAAAACCAAGATTGATAAATACCACTTGCCCACGTTGAAAACTTGGAAGATAAGAAGCGTTGAATGTTCTTTCGTTTCGGATAAGCGCAAGATATTGTTTCAACCACATAATGAACTTTACAGATAAATCGTAATTATTACGAATCAAATCCTTTAGATACACTGCATAGTCGTGAAAGACCTCGCGGCGGTATTGCCTGAAATCTTCCTCATTTGACGTGTCTCGTAGGTGTTTCTTGCTAAAACTCATGAAAACGAGGTGCATCCTTTCTTCGATTCAGCAATAAAATACGGCTTGAGTTTTCTGCGCGTTTTCTGATCAGTCCTTCTTCCGCTTGTTTTGCCTTTTCGCATCCCAAAAGACGAACTCGAGGGCGTTGCGTAGTTTTTGCCGATCTTCCTCGTCAAGTCGGTATGTATCGCCGTCAAATAATACTTCCGTTTTGTTGAGGAATTTCGCGAGGTCGTTCATGTCACGTTTGGAGGGGGCGTCTGGTTTTTCTGTAGCAGGAGTGTCATTTCCAAAGAGATAATCTGTTGATACATTGAAGTATTTTGCAATTTCTTCAATTTTTCTAGGTGTTTTCGTTTGCCCATTCTCATATTTTAGGTATGCAGGGCGAGATATTCCCAACAAATTTGCCATATCTGATGGATATAGCCCTTTTGCAAGGCGTAATTTCTTAAGTCGTTCACCGTTGATGCCCATGATGTCACCTCCTGTCACATTATATGTAATTTTTAGTTACCTGAGAAGATGTAAAATAAAGTTTCTTTTCGTGTTGACAAGTAATATAAAGTTACAGTATAATTCGGGTGTAAGATAAAGTTTCAAAAGAGATGAGGTGATGGGGGTGAACAAGTTTAGAGAGCTACGAGAGAAAAAGGGCTTCACGCAAGAGTACGTTGCTTATGTACTCGGTGTTTCTCGTGTAGCTGTGACTAAATGGGAAAGTGGAGCGACATTTCCGCGACATAAGATGTTGCCGAAAGTTGCAAAACTTCTCGGGGCAAAAGTTTCCGATTTTTTTTGTCACAAAGTGTAACTTAAAGTGTCTTTCTAGAGAAAAAGATGCCTCTCAACGAGAGGTTCAAAAGCAAGGAGGTGAGAATATGACGCGACTGGAAGAGCAGTTAGTTCATGCAAAGACCAAAGAGGAGTTTGTTGCGATCGGAATGCAGCTGTTTCAAGCGCCAGCATTCAAGAAAGAACAGGAAGATGCGCTCTCTAAGGAGTGGGAGCGTCGTCAAAACGAAGGGGGCTCGAAGCACCGTCGAAAGAAACACCTTATGTTTCTGTTCTGGTTGATGGGCGCTGTTCTGATTGTTTCGTTTATTGGTCTGAGTCTGTTGCATATGTGAGGAACGCGTAGCGAGGAACGAGCAAGAAATCCTTACAAGTCCATTGTAAGGGAAGGGAGGACAAAATGAAGTACGGAGATAATTTGGACATCATCGCGTTTATCGCGTCTGTGCTTGCATTTATTGCAGCATTTTCCAGATAGTGATGATGTCAGGAAAGAATGATTTGATGAATGCAAGTATCGACAGGACGATGGCGGTAACGCTGATGCGGTGCTCCATGATGAACATTCGCACATAGCGATCTGTGTTCAGTTGGTGTCAACATCTGGGAATACCTTGATTTCACCGTAGGCACTTTCGTGGGCGGTGATAGCTTCCTCGATCAAATGCTCTATCTGCATTGCCATTGAGCGCTTGTTCATGGCAGCAATCACTTTGATCTTGTCGAAGTTCTCCGGCTGCATTCTCATTGTGAATTGGCGTTTTTCAGTAGCCACGGGGATAGCCTCCTTTAAGAATTCTATATGAATTCATTATAGAGGTTATACGAGAAGAAATCAAAACATCTTTTTGAATTCAAAAACTTATTGACATAGAAGTGAATTCACTATATGATAAAGAAAAGAAGGTGAGTTCAATGAATTCACTAAAGAAAAAAGAACTGGTGTCACTGAGGATTCCACCAGACTTGAACAAGAGACTTGCAAACCACGTCAAGCCGATGGGGCTTTCCAAAAATGCATTTATTTTGGGGCTGGTTAATCGTGAGTTGGACAAGAGAGGGGAAGCACCTGCAAGCGGGGGCAAGTAATTCGCTCTCTAAGATAAGCATACGGGAAAGGAGAGGGAAATAACATGACCAAGATTGCACCGTCCACGGCGGTCAATCGGTACTATTTAGCCCGCGTAGCGGCGGCAGAGCGCAACGAGCGCATGAGCAGTCGCGAGGGGGCGAGCGAGGAGACAGGCATCGACCGAAAACGGATGCAGCGTATCGAGATTGGGACGCTGAACCCGTACCCCGAGGAAGTCCTGTTGATGGCAGACAGCTATCACGCACCGGAGCTACTGAACTACCACTGTTCGCAGTGCTGTCCCATCGGACAGCGTACTGTTCCGAGAGCGGAGGCGAACGAGTTAGACAGGATCACAGTGAAATGTCTGAACGCGCTTGAATCCATCAAGGGTGCAGACAAAGAGCTTCTGCGCATCGCACAGGACGGCACACTCTCGGCGGACGAGGTGCCGCAGATGGAGCAGATACTTGACGGAGTGAGAAATCTCGCAGCGATTGCAGCCGAGATGCAAATTTACCTTGAGAAGCATAAGTAAGGAAGTGGAGTTATGGCAACCAAAGAGATCAAGTGGAACATCAAGCACGTTCTGGCAGACGGAACAGTGCTGAAGCCCGGGGAAAAGCTGCCGATCACGCCTGCAAGCCTTGCGTGTTTTGCCCGTTACGGCGAGATTGCCTTACAGGCGGCGAAGCGGCTGCGGGAGAAGGCGGCAAATCAGACGGTTTGAAGGGAGGGATACAGTATGTATGAGCGCAAGACGTATGACGAGTGGCAGGTTCAGGGCTTCTATGACGGTGCGTGGGAGATTCTCACCTATGAGAATACGCGTCAGGAAGCGAGGGAACAGCTCAAGTGCTACAACATTCCTCACCGTGTGGTGAAGAAACGGATTCCGAAGAAGGAGGCGGTCATACATGCGTGAGTTCTTGAAGGCGGCTCTCGTTGGCGGCGCATTCGTCGCGGCGGCATCGCTCCTCTCGGGGGCGGTGAACCCGTGGGACGACGGCAAGAACGCCGTCCTCGTTGAGGAGGTCTACACGGTGCGTCCCGGTGATACCATCTGGGGTATCGCAGAGGAATACTGCTCGAAGAATACGGGCACGCGGCGTTACATTCTCGAGTACAAGGCGGGGATGGAGGAGCTGAATCCATGGCTGATGGAGCGCAAGGGGGAGATTTACCCCGGGGATAAAATCACCCTGACCTACTGGGTGAAGGGAGAGGAGGAGCAGGAATGACGAAATGGCAACCGCGTCGCGACCTTGTGACGAAGAATCTGACGATGTGGCGGATATTCCGCATTGTGGACGGCATGGAGGAAGTTCACATTCGTCTCTATGACACACAGGATGAGGCACTCGTAGCTGCGCGAAAGATGAATGAGATGGAGAAGGCAGAATGAAGAGCGCGTGGAAGATCCGAAGTCAGTATCTCGGTGGGAAGAAGATCTATCAGGTGTACCGCCTCAAGGATATGGACGCAGACGACCAAATCGGCAACCGCACGTACGCAGGTGCGTGGAGGCGAGACAAGGCAGAGGCGGCGGCACTTATGGAGAAGCTGAACAAGGAGGAGCAGTCATGAGCGAATGGAAGAACCGCACGACGCGCCTTGTGCGGGATAGCGTGATAGTGTCCGTTATGTCATATCCGTCATGTTTCGCGGATGCGTGGCAGACGATCTTCGCGGTACATACGGAAAAAACCTGGCTGTTAGCCACATAGGAAAGGATTGGAGTGACGCAAACGTCCGTCACAATCAACTGGTGAATATTGCGGAGCTGATGGGCTATCGTGTGTTTTCGGAGGTAATCGACAGCAAAGAAAAAGCGCCTAGAGCAGTTGTCGCCGCTCTAAGCGCAAAGGAATAAACATTTCACCGTGATTGTATCACGAATGAGGAGGAAGAGCAACATGAAGATTCTGAGCCTGACGCTTGAGAACTTCCGCAGCATCAAGAACATGACCGTCAACTTCGACGGGCAGGACGCGGATGTGCTCGGCGCAAACGGGACGGGCAAGACCACAATCGCAAATGCGATCTGCTGGCTGCTCATCGACCGCCCCATGACAGAGGAGGCGGACTTTACCCCCAAGACCGAGGGGACGCACGGACTAAACCACAAGGCAAGCATGACCGTCGAGCTTCCAAACGGGCAGAAGCTCACCCTCGCGAAGGACTTCTATGAGAAGTGGACGCGCAAACGCGGATCGGCGGCGGAGGAGTTCACGGGCAACGTCACGGACTACTACGTGGACGGCGTGAAGTCCAAGAAGAAAGAGTACACAGAGGTACTTGAAACCGCCTGCGGCATCGACATCGAGCGCGTCAAGATGCTCATGGTTCTCGGGTACTTTGCGGACACGATGAAGACCGACGAGAAGCGGCGCATTCTCTTTGAGATGACAAGGGATTTCACGGACATGGATGTCATCGCCGCAAATGAGGAACTCGAAGGCATCGAGGATTTCTTTCTCATGCCGGGGACGGAGGATCAGCACTATACCGTTGAGCAGTGGAAGAAGATCGCCGCCGAGCAGAGAAAAAAACTGAACAAAGACCTTGAGACGATCCCCGCCCGCATTGACGAGGCGAGCAAGGGCTTTTCCGATACCGTCGAGGACGTGGCGGTTCTGAATACGGAGCTGAACCGTCTGGAAGAAAAGAAAGCGGGATTGGAGGAGCAGAAACGCGCCCTTGGTACAGAGGACGGCAAGCAGGAGGCAGCACGCGCCGCCCTTGCAGGGCTTGAAGTAGACCTTGCAAAACAGCGTGCCGCCTACATCGAGCAGAGTGCGGCTGCGAATCGGGAGGTGAATGCGGAGATTGACCGCATAACCAAAGATAAGCGTGCGATTTCAGACAAGTTGGATACGCTCCGCTGGAAGCACAAAGACAGCCTCCGCACGCTCACCAAAATGCAGGAAGAGCGCAAGAAACTGATGGAGGAGTACGCCGCCGTACAGGCGCGGCAATGGGACGCAGGTGCGGAGATTTGCCCGACCTGTCATCAGCCGCTCCCGCCCGAACAGGTGGAGGAACTGCGCAGCCAATTCAACGAGATGAACGCCACCGAGAAGGAGGACATCAACCGCCGGGGACAGGCGTGCAGCAAGGATAAGATCGACGCACTCTCCGCAGAGATCGACACACAGGCGGCAGACATAACGGTGATGGAAAATACCGTCAAGGAGATGGAGGGCATCATCGCAGAGCGCAAGGCGGCACTGGTCGAACCGCCGCCCTTTGAGGAGACGGCAGCATACAAGGAACTCAACGCCCGCATGGAGGAGCTGCGCGACCGTCAGCGTCTCGGACAGAGCGCGACAGAGGGCACGATAAACGCCTATGACCGTGACATCCAGACCGTCAAGGACGAGATCGCGGCGGTCAACCTTCGCATCGCAAAGGCGAAAGCGTCCGAGGACAGCCGCAGACGCGTCGGAGAGCTTAGGCAGGAACTCAAAAAAGCAGCCGAGGAGGTGGAATACCTTGAGCAGGGGATTCACCTGTGCGAGGTATTTATCCGCACCAAGGCACGAATGGTGACGGACAGCATCAACAGCCGTTTCAAGTCCATCCGCTTCCGTCTGTTCCGCGACCAGATCAACGGCGGACTGAAGGAAGTGTGCGAGCCGCTCATCGAAGACGCTCTTCACGGGGGATGGGTGGAGTACCGCAGTGCGAACTACGCCGCACAGGTGAACGCAAAACTGGACATTGTATCAACGCTCATGAAGCACTACGGCGTGCATCTCCCCGTCCTCATGGATCAGGGCGAGAGCGTCACGCGTCCGCTTGCGGTCGATGCACAGTTCATCCGCTTCATCGTCTCGCCGAAGCATAACGAGGTCAAGGTAGAACTTCGGGAAAAGTACTAGGAGGAAAAGAAAATGGAAAACAATATGCAGCTCGTCACAAACGCCCCGCTGGGGGTCACGGCAGGATTCCAGAGCGCGGACGGGTTCGCCCTCCTGCAGCGCATGGCAAATATGTTTGTGGGGTCAACCCTCGTGCCGCAGCAGTTCCAAGGCAAGGACAACTTCGGCAACTGCGTCATTGCGCTCAACATGGCGCAGCGGCTTAACGCAGATCCCCTTATGGTTATGCAGAACCTCTATGTCGTCTATGGCACACCGAGCTGGTCGAGCAAATTCATGATCGCCATGTTTAACCAGTGCGGCAGGTACGAATCCATCCACTACGAGGAGACGGGAAAGAAGGGGACGGATACGCAGGGCGTGATCGCATGGGCAAAGGAAAAGTCCACGGGTGAAATCCTCAAAGGTCCTGAGGTCACGATCAAGACCGCCAAGGATGAGGGGTGGTACGGCAAGAACGGGAGCAAGTGGAAGACCATGCCCGATCAGATGCTGCGCTATCGAGCCGCCGCGTGGTTCATTCGTACCACTGCTCCGGAGCTGTCGATGGGCTTGCAGACCGTTGACGAAGTGAAAGACACCATCGACATCACACCGCAGACCATCATGAAAGAGCCGCTTGCCGAGGAAATCCGCCGCAACGCCAACACCGAGGTACTTACGGCGCAGCTTGAAGCACCGCAGGATGTGACACCGCCCGTACAGACCGTCGAAGCCCCCGCGGATGTGCAGGAAGTCACTTCCGCCCCGCGCAAAAAAGCAGCGACACCGCCCGCCGCATCCGTGCCTATTGCCCCCGTCGGAGCCGTTGCGGCGGCAGCCTCCGCAGTTCCGAGCGAAGGGCTTTACGCGGGCATGAACTTCTGACATGGACATCAAGGTCATCGCGTCGGGGAGCAACGGAAATGCCTATCTCATTGGAGACGGGCGTACCCGCCTCCTCCTTGACGCGGGAATCCCCTTCAAACGTATCCAGATCGGCTGCGGGTTTCGGACGAGCACGATTGACGCCTGTCTTGTGACGCACCGTCACGGCGATCATGCAGCGGCAATCCCGAAACTCATTCAGCGGGGCATCATCGTCTACAGCAACGCCGACGTGGCAGCGCGTTACAAGGGTGTGCAGGAACTCACCGAGCGCAAGGAATATCCCATCGGGACGCTGCGCATTCTGCCCTTTATGGCAGAGCATGACGTGCCGTGCTACGGGTATCAGGTGACCTCCACGGAGACAGGCGAAAAGCTCGTCTACATCACCGACAGCGCGTATGTGAGATACACGTTTACGGGTCTTACGCACATCATGATCGAAGCGAACTATGCAGAGGACATCATGCTCGGGAACGTGAGGGATGAGAAAATCCCGTTCTCACTCGCCGAACGTGTCGCAGGAACGCACATGAGCATTAACACGCTGCTTGACCTCCTGCGGGCCAATGACATGACGAAGGTGCGGCAGATTTATCTCCTGCATCTCTCGGATAATAACAGCGATGCGGAGCGGTTCAAGAAGCTGGTGCAGCAGGAAACGGGCGCAGAGGTCTATATCGCATGATCCTCATCGGACACATTGTCAAAGAAGCGGACGGGGGCGCAATGGTCTATGTCCCCTATCCCGCAGGGCAGAGAAAGCCCGAGGGCTGTCATGAGAGCGTCGGCGTGGAGTTCGTGGACAAACGCCGCATCAGCGCAAAGCAGCGGAAGAAAGCCTACGTCCTCATCGCCTACATCGGGGCATGGTGGGGGTATACGCCCGTGGAGGCGATGAAGGAAATGCTAAAGCTCATGTTCGTGGGAGAGGCGGAAACGCTCAGAAGGACATTCTCGCTGTCTGACTGCGACATGACGACCGCACGGCTCTTTATCTCGTATCTCATTGATTTCTGTCTCTTGCATGGGGTTGATGTAGGAGAGCCGTTGTATCAGCTCTCAGAGGACATTCCGCGCTATGTGTGGGCGTGTCTTATGAACAAGCGGTGCGCGGTCTGCGGCAGGAACGCAGACCTGCATCACTGTGATGTTGTGGGTATGGGACGTGACCGCAAGGAGATCTGCCACATCGGGATGCGTGCGCTTCCCCTGTGCAGGGAGCACCATACGGAGATTCACAGCATCGGGCAGGAGGAGTTTCTGAGACGGTACATCATCGAGCCGGTACGGATTGATGAGCGGATCGCGGATGTGTATGGTCTGCGGAAGAAAAATAGGAGGTGAGAGATTTGTTTGTGGTCAATGATTTGGAGCGGCTGACGGAGTACGGGTTTAAGCCCGTAGGTGGAAACAATCGCAAGGGCTGGGCGACGTACAAAAAGGTACTCGGGAAAATGAGTGCATATCAATCGCGGGCTGTTCTGCAACTTATCGTGAATCCGTATCACGGGACACATGAGAACGAGCTTGTTGTCGTATCTGAGTGTTCCATCGACACAAAGGCATGGAACGCACATG